AACATAACGTTGAATGGAGTCTATAAATGTTGAATGGAATTTATTTATTTCTCTTGCTTCTCTTATTAGTTGCGCTATCGGGTTATCACAGTTCACTAACCAGTTTTGGGTAAAACTTGGTTCGTCTGTTTTCGTTGTCCGTGGGTACTCAACTCCTATCCTGTCAAAAACTTGCGCTACAGATCGAGCAGCCCAGATGTCCACATCTAAGGTAGTTTGTTTTTTAATGTTATGCAAAATTGTTTTCTCTTTAGCTACAAATTCTTTTTTTAAACCTTTAGCTTTTTCTTCATCAACTCTTATACCTCTACGCCTTGTATCTATCAAAATAGGCAATAATTCCATCTCCATTTCCCAAACATCGTGTAGGGACTGCTTAGATATCTCTGTTTTAAGCCTATCCCATAAACGTAGGGTTAGCCCTGCATCTTGCTCTGCATAGAAGCCTACGTAGCCCGCAGGCAGCTTCCACATGTCTGCTTTTGGGTCAATTCCCCATTCTTTGGCTTTTTCATTTAAAAACGTTTCATTTTTAATTTCACCTAAATAATCCTTAGCACATGCATTTAAACTAAAACTAAATCTGTTTTCATTTATAATCGCTGCAGCAACCATGGTATCAACTATCTTACCCTTAATATTAAATCCATTTACAAGCAACCAACCAACATCATAACTAGCATTATGAAATATTTTAGTTGCGGGTAAATTTAAAATATCCTGCATCCAAGCAGTTGTAATTGCAGAGTCCATATTACCTCCTGCGTCATGAGCTATAGGAAAGTACCATTGTTGTCCAAGGGCAGCCACAGCAAAACCTACGATGTGTCCATCAAATGTTGCCCATCCTGGTCCTTTGGTTTTTATATTTGGATCTTTAGTTTCTAAGTCAATTGCAATCTCAGTTGCTTTAGATAAATCTGGATACTCTGCTGGACAAATCCAATCGCTATCGTTGTATATAAAATTTAATTGATGAGTCATTGTTTTTTCCTACTTAAGTTTGCATCTTCAATTGATATTGCTTTTCTATAAGGTATGTTTAGTTCAAACAAAGCGCATTCAGCGCAGTAATAATTATACTCATGTACAAATATTGCAACTGCTTCATCACAACGTTCACACATAACTAATTTATTTTTTCTTTTTGCCATTTAACTTTTCACTTTTTATTAATTGTTGAACAATAGTGGTGTAGGGATTAAAATTATAATCTTTCACACAACCTACTAGAAATATAAATATTATAATTAACTTCATTTTTTCTTTTTAACATCTTTTAAATGTTCTATTTCTAAATCACAATAATGTTTTATCTTTTGTAAGTCCTCCATTGTTTTACCCTTAGTTAAATACCTACAAACATATTTTATTACATTTGCTTGAAAAGGGTTTAGTCCGTTCCTTCTTATAAATGTCCAAGGTTGAATAATAAACCGTTGGTAATGAGATCCCCCAATTTGTTTGTCTTGTGGGAATGTTTCATCAAACATACTTTTATCTGACATAGTTAGCCTCGTATTGTTTGTAATATTTTCCTAATGGAAAATTATATTGATGGTAAGTGCCTAACAGATGTAGTGTGCTTTTAGATCTAGTGGCACCTGTATACCAAACCCTAAGCTCCTTTATTTTTTCTGTCAAATTCTTTTTTTCATAGTGTGATGGAAAATTACATTTGCTCGCCAGGACAACATTATCTGCTTCACCACCTTTTACTTGGTGTATTGTATCTATAATTATTTTAGGAGGTTGAGTAAGATCCACACCTTCTTTGATTAATTTATTAAAATATTGTTTATCTTTATCTTTAAATTTTCTTTTAAACACTTGATTCCATAGACCTTTTTCATCACGCATACCACACCTTAAATGTAATTCGTCAAAAGTAAAGACTTGATTCGGATGTGCAAAACTCCATTTTTTACTTTCCGTTGACCGGTAGCCGTGATCTATGTTTAATAAATATTCATACATAGTTACAGCTTCCTCTCTAGTAATACTGCCACCTTCGCAAATCTTCTCCCAATAATTAATAGCTGAGAATTGATTTGGATCAAATGACTTATTATTTTTCTGGTCTTGATAATATAAACCAAGTTTTCTAGCCTCCTGTTGCAGTTCTCTTTTTACATCATTAATTCTGGCTAATACCATCCAACTCCCTTCCATATCCCAAGGTACTTTTTTAAGGCCTCCCCATCTATATACAGATCCTTCCTTACCATTAGAATAAAACTCTTTTTCTATTCTATTATTACCCATTGAATTTAATAAACATTTTGAAAATGCATGAATGTTTTTATTTAGTCTTACACTTTTTTTTAATACCAAAGACTTACCCGGAAATGTTTGAAATAAATTAACATCAGCACCGTTCCATTCGTATATTGCTTGGTCATCATCTCCTGCAATATAAACCCTCTCTACAACAGCTGCCATTTTAACTACCATGTCCCACTGTAACGGAGTCAAATCTTGAGCTTCATCTACCATTAAAACTTTAAATGGAACAACTAAACCATCATCAATAAATTTTTGTACCATATCGGTAAAGTCTAATCTATCTGCGGTCCGGTGTCCGTTCTCCATTTCCATAGTTTTAAATTCTTCGTAACCTGCGATTATTGATTTGAATTGTTGAAGCCTAACTACTTTTCTAGGTTGTTGTTTATACAACCACACAGGATCTGCTTTCATGTTTCTTGCTCTATCATAAATTTGAAGCGACCAATTATTATATACTTTTTGATCATCCCAGGTGTCTTTGTATCCTATCTTGACAGTGCCATATTGCGTATGAAACATCAATAGGTCTGCTTTAGGATCTAATACGGGAATTTCAGCAAACTGTTGTCGGGCCAGAGAATGTAATGTTCTAAAATATGAGAAAGCATCTTCATCATAACCTTTAAACTTTTGTCGGACTCTTGCAACACATTCATTTACAGCTTTGTTAGTAAACGATACATAACAAATCTCATCTGGAGAATAACCTTTTTCTAAATAACGTTTTACACGCTTTAAAAGATTTTCTGTTTTTCCTGTGCCTGGTGGTCCAAATATTTTAATTGTCTTCCCACGAAGCTTTTGCTTTAACGAATTTGACATCTTTATTTTTGTGTTCCATTTGTTTTGGTAAAGTTACAACCCAATGTCTAGTTTGTATTCCCTTAAATTTAGCCTTCGGAAGTGCCTTACCTTGCTCTAAAAATCTGGTACATTCTTTTTCATTCCAATTATAACCCATTTTTTTCATGAAAGATCTAAACGTTTCTAACTTAAATCTCATTTCATCCTCATCACGCCATATATTACCAGAATCTATTTGATCAAATTCTGTAGTATCTTCTATGTCTTCGATGAATTTTGTCATTCTAGAATTAAATACATCTTCTTGCTCTTCTCCTGCATTAAATCCTTCCATATCTTGTTTGTTACTTATTAACTCATCTAACCAATCTCTGTAAGGATCGGGATCTCTTTTACTTGGTTTAAGGGTTCTCCAAACAATATCGTAATTTAATAATTGTTCACCTAACAACTGCTGTTGGTATAATTGTTTTGTACTTAATCTAATTGATTTACCTTGGATAGGTAAAATCCAATAAGGTTCCGGATAAGAATTTACCTTTAAAAGTTTACCAACCTCAGGCAAAGCTTCGTTGTTTCCTATTCCATGTTTACGTCTCAAACAAGTGCTTGATGAACAATGCATTCTTGCAATAGAAGTTTTACATTTGTAAGCATACTCTTTATTCTCAACACCTTTAAATATATTGTTTAACTCTTGTGGGTGTAAGGGTTCAGAGCATACCTTAGTCATTAGATTTCTAGTCCAATCTTCATACATAACTGGATCTGGATTTATTTTTTTAGCTAACACAGCAACATTAAACATTGCATCATTACGACCCTCACCTTTTTGAACTTTGTTTTTCATAAAGTTTACAACACAAGGTGGGTAATCTTTAGTTTCATCGTCTTGAAATATCTTAAGCTTATTAAACTCTTTAGGATTTAATCTATATTCAGATACAAACTTATATAAGTTTTCTAGCTTGATTGAATTGCCATCATTATCCATAGCAATTCTAGTTGTCATGTGAGCTTTTTGATATGGTAAATTTACAAAATTACCTTTTCTTTTTTTATTCCAATCCTCAGGTGTTAAATCGACTTCATCCTGTGCTGGATAAATATCTGTTGTACTGTCATTAACACCTAAGTCAGACGCAAGTTCAATTAATTTTTTTCTCATTGAAGATGCAGGAACTACACCATCAATAAATAAAACTAAATGGAGTCCGTTGGATTTTGATCTGAATGGGATGAGTGGGTATTTCCTTTTCCGTATAACCGATATAACGTCCTTATGCTGTATATTATAACGATCAACATCGATGACCCCCCAACTGCATGTATTATCATCTCGAATGGGAACTGATCCATAGTATTTTTCTCCTTTTAAAT